TTAGGTTTCGTTCAGTTAAGCGCCAACGTCAGGAACGTGAATACGCCAGGTTGCGCAAATGGTATCTTGAAGAAAACCCTATTTGTGAAGTAAAAGGCTGTAAGAATTGGGCTACCGAAGTTCACCACAAAAAAGGTCGTGTAGGTTCACTTTTAACAGATGCCACCTACTTTTTAGCAGTATGCCAGCCACATCATAACTACATAGAAAGCCATCCAGCAGAAGCAAAGGAACACGGATATTCACTTTCACGGCTTGCAAATGGTTAAACATACATGGCTCACATACCTATTGACATTTCTAGCCATTCCGTTCTTTTTGATTGGGGCTATTGGGGGGTTTATGTGGTCTGGAATGATGATTGGTTATGATCAAATGATCTTAAAAGTTAATGAGATATACAATGGAAACCGAAACGAAAAAGGTATCTAAGCACATGCAAGCGGCTCTAAATCAGCTAACTAAGCAGGTAGAATGGTTCGAACGTAAACGCGCTAAACTTCAGGATGAAATTCAAGCACGTGAGAAGCAAATAGACGAGCTTTCAACCTCAATAGAATACATCTCTGAACAGATAATTAAGTTAAAGGGATGAGAAATCAAAATCAACGTCTGATTGAAGTTGGCGACATGGTTGAATGTGTCAATCCACAAAGCAGATTTTATAAAGAAGTAGGCATTTGTGAAGAACTGGATTATGATAAATACGGTCAATTTTGTATGCGTGTGACAACTGTAGCTGATAGGGTAGACCCATGTAATTGGTTAATAACCAACCATGTTGAAATCACATCACCAACACGGATGAATTTTTAAATTGTATCTTTGATTATGCCCGAAGAATACGAAAACGGACGAAGTAACGGCCGCTTTGCACCAGGTAATAAGGCTGCAACCGGCAGGGGTCAAAACAAAGTTTCTACTAAAGTAAAGGAGACTATTGTTAACTTCTTAGAGGCCAACGTGGACAAGATTCAAGCGGATTTTGACACACTTAAAGCCAAAGACCGTTTACAGTTCATTGCTGAAATTCTGCCCTATGCAGCCCCTAAATTAGCTTCAATACAACACGAAGGAGAAGTCCATGCCGGAATCACAATCAGATTTGATGACTCAAGAGATTACGTATACCCTTCCGAAGATAAAAGTAATACAGGAATCCCGGAAAGCGTTTAATTCCGGATATCGTATTATCGTAAATCAAGGGGGAACCCGTTCAGGCAAGACGTTCAGCCTGGTGGAGTATATGATACTTTTGGCCCTGACAGGGAAGTACAGTATTTCGGTTTGTTCAGTAGCCTTTCCTCATTTACGGAAGGGAGCCATGAGGGACTGGCGCAAGATAATGGAGGACTTCAAACTCTACAATCCTGCCAACCACATGAAGACAGAACAGCTTTACACCTATCCAACAGGTAGCTACATTGAATTTTTCAGTGTTGACAATCAGTTGAAGGTACGAGGCCCGGGACGGGATATATTATTCATTAACGAAGCCAACATAATTCAATATGAAACCTTCAGACAGTTACTATTACGTACCAAACGGGCCATTTTCATCGATTATAACCCGGCTGATGAGTTCCATTGGATTTATGACAAGGTACTTACCCGGCCCGATTGCTACTTTATAAAATCCACCTACAATGACAACCCCTTCATCCCCAAAGAGCAAAGGTCAGAAATCGAAAGCTACAAAGACGCAGATCCGAACTTTTGGAGAATTTACGGCGAAGGAGAAAGAGGGCATTCTGAAGGCATTATCTTCACTCATTGGCAACCATTCAGCGCAGAAATTCCAGGCCAGATTGGATATGGACTTGACTTTGGGTATAATAACCCTACAGCTTTATGCCGAGTTGTCCAATTTGCTGGCGGTTTACAGGTCACAGAAGAATTCTACCAGTCAAAAGTGACAAATACCGAACTAATAGAGGTTTTAAAGCAGCTAGTCAGCCCCTACGACCCTATTTACTGCGATGCAGCGGAGCCGGCACGAATAGAAGAGATAAAACGGGCAGGATTCAAGGCAATAGCAGCAAATAAGGACGTAAAAGCGGGGATAGACTTCATTAAATCACGGAAACTGTTCATCCACCAGGGGTCAGTGAACTTACTTAAAGAAATTAAGTCGTATAAATTCAAAGTGAACAAAAACAAGGTAGGAAACACCCCGGAGGAACCTTTAAAACTAAACGACCACGCTATGGATGCCATGAGATACGCCGCGATATCATTCAAGAAGAAGAAAACAGCACTAAACATCAGTTTCAAATGACAAACAAGATATTCAGGTGGTTTATATTGATGGCGCTTTTCATCTGGTTCTTAACAAGTTGCACAGAAGAAATAGGGCCATGTCACGATTCAGAAGTTCAGTGCAAGAAGCTTTTAGAACTGAGTAAACAGACTACCGGGGTCGAAAGCCAAAATTACTACCAGCATTACTTATCGGAGAAGCATTTCCTTGAGAACTGTTACAAGATAAACGGCAGATAAATAAGTATTATAACTCTAATACTTTATCTTAGAGGAATAAGACTAACTATGTTAAAGGTTAAATATTGCGGAGTGTATGTAATCGAAGTTGGTAAATTAAATAAGGTTTATGTCGGTTCAAGTCTTAATGCTGACAACAGAATATATCAACACAGAAGTGTTTTAAAATGCCAGAAGTGCCAGAATGAGGAAATGCAGGACGATTGGAATTTGCACTATGACCATTTCGTTTTTAGTAAGGTTTGTGAAGCTGATGTATCCAATTTAAGAGCGAAGGAAACGGAGATTTGCCGAGAATATCTTTCCAAAGGATGGAGTTTATATAATAAGGTTATAAGCGTAGAAACTAACATAATGAATATCCCTAAAGAATATATCCCACTTGTCAAGAAGCTAATAAATGCAATTGAAAGGAAAAAGATATTACCGTGGGTCATTGAAAACCAACTAGATAACCTATGATTATTGTGAATATACCACCAAGTTCGTACAGGGGAACCGGAGGAAACGGCTGGGATTTTATAAAGTCGTTTTTAGTTACAGTAACAGTGACTCTGATAACATTTTTCACCGGTTACGGGATATATTCATTTATTAACGACTTCATTCTGTGATAACCTTTAAGATACTCGGCAAAAGATACCCTCTCCCCACCCGCTGGGAAGACATCACCTACACGCAATACTTATTTCATTTGTACCGCAGGACGATGGCTGAAAAAATCTCCTGCTTTACAGGGGTTCCGCGTGAAACGTTAGAATCAAAGGACATCAAAGGACTTGAAAGGATTAGCCTTTCGTTAGCCTTCATGACCATCAGCCCAAAGTTTGAACGGACACCAATGGTAGGGAAATACGTTCTCCCGGCAGATATCACCATTCAAAGTTTGGGACAGTTCGAAGACCTTCGTGGCCTGTTGAAGAAACTACCACAAAAGAAGATGGATGACTTTGAGATTGAAGACCATGAGAAGACAGCCGACCTGTACTTAACAGCCTGTGCCATCTACCTACAGAAAGTAAAAGACGGTAACTACGACTATACCAAAGTAGCCGCCGTGAAGGAAGAACTAAAGTCTTACCCATGCACCGAAGTAATCGGAACGGGTGCTTTTTTTTTGTACAGGCAATTGAATATATCACCACCTTTAATGACTCGCTTCCTGATTCCTCTTCTACGCCTGAAGAAGTTAATTCAGGGCTTACCAGGTTATCAGAAGACTTTGGATTTTTTGCTACCCTCACGCAAATAACCGGCGGTGTTCCTTCCGAAATGGAGAAGGTTTGCAACGATTGGTCCGCTAGAGAATTCTATCATTTAGTTCGATATCGTTCGTTTGAATCCCAAGCACAACGGCGATATGCTGAGTTAATGGCACACAGAAAGTAAGAATTTATTTTATATTGGGCGCGTGTCCCACCGCTCCGTCGTTCAGCTAATCCACGATACCGTTAGTTCACTATCGGATGGGATACAATTCGGCTACGGACAGCGAACAGACTTCAACCAAATTCTAAGTAAGCCTGACCTTTGGGCGTGGCTACTTCCGCTCACAGCGAACCCTCAATTTACAGTCAACGATGTGGAGATGTACCAAAAGCGTTGGAACTGTATTATACTGTTCTGTCGTATCGTGCAATCAGGGGACACGGAGATTGAACAGAAACCGGTACTAGACGACCTTGACGAATTAGTCGATAAGTTCATCCACCGGCTAAATGAATTCTACCTGAGCCAAATAGACACCGTTGGGCCTGTTACACTTTCAAACTTTCAACAGACTCCATTCTTCAAAAAGGATGCGGATATTTTTACAGGATGGTTTGTGACCTTCCAAATGGTGACCCCTGATGATTTTATTTATTGTACACCTGAGAATGTAGAATTATACAATGGTAATTGAAATCCTACAACAGAACGGGATTCAATTAATAAACGACATCAGGGCGAACATGGGCTCGGCGGGGCAGAATGCTACCTTTGAAACTTCCAACAGCCTAAGAATAG